TCAACATATTCCCTTGCTTGAAGATATGCTTCTCGTTCTTGTGTGTCCTCGTTCTCAAAGACATTTTTTATTTTATTAAAGAGTTTGTTTCGCAACTCTGTATTCATTCTTATTTTTGTCATTTTAGACCTTTCTATATTTATTTAATTTAATTTGTTTTATACCTTGACAATAGGATAGTCAAGGACTATATTTGATTTACTCTAAACAAGTGGGGTTAATGCAGAGAAACACCGGTTATTAATTTGCTCTGCACTGATCCCAGATCCATTGTACTAATACGCGCGATGAGACTGTGCGATGGATCTGGGATCAGTCATTATTGACTGTGAAGATAAACACTATAACAAGGGTATAGGCCGGACTAGTCGTATGTCATGCAATGGGAGGCCTCATGACTACCCTCGTAGCATAGTGACTGATCATTATTTGCTGGACCATGCCGGCGGTAACAGTACCCAATTTCTAGAAGAGTTTGGGTGAAAGAATGGATGGTCCTGCTAATAATAGTATCAGTAAGTGTACAACCAGCGTCCACATCTTGCCTCTGGCATTTCCCTGTACGTTAGCGATGACCGCAAGGTAGCAATGGGTGTACCACCAGCCCGCGCCGGGTCCTCTGATCAAGGGGCGCGGATGGTAATATGAATTGCCACTTTAGAATGATTCTAAAAATCATTCTAAAGAAGGAAAGCAAAAAGCGCCAAGCCTCAAGCAGCAAGCAACGCTTGACAATGGCTCAGGGATAATATAGGATTAATATAGAAAGTGAGAAATACATATGAAAGAAACAGACAACGTAGAAGTAGCTGATACATACCAGCTACAAAGAATAGCAAACGCCCTGGAAGAGATCCTGCGGATGGTGAAGGAAGATCAGGAGAGAACTAAAAAATATATGGAGGACAGGAAGGATGACTGATAAAGAAAAAAAACTTGCAGCTCACCTGGCAGCTATGTGCTGCCAGGCTGATGAAGACTGTCCGGCTGAATACAGGACTGAGCATTTTAGATCCACGATGGATGATGCTTATGACTACCTGAAAGAGATTGGATATTTAAAAAATGAGTAAGGCCCATAGAGCAGGATCCGAAAGTGTGCGGATCCTGATCAACCATTGGCGCTGGCTCGAGGAGCAGGGGCCAACCTACAAGCATCAAGCAGCAAGCGCCAAGCGTCAGGCGGCAAGCTTGACAAGAAAGAATTATAAAGTTATAACATCCTATAAACTAAAGGAGAAGAAAGTATGAATACTAAAGAAGCGTGGACCCTGGTTGGAGGGCTAAGTAAACCGTCAAAAATGCCAGGCTGGGCAATTGGAATTCCAGCGGCTGAGTGCAAGACTGGCAATAAATTAAAATTAATACCTAACTCAGTATGCTCAGGTTGTTATGCTGAAAAAGGTTGTTATGTTTTCGCTGTTGTACAAGCAGCTCAATATAAGCGCCTGAAAGCAATTGCTCACCCGCAATGGGTTGAAGCGATGGCAACACTAATTAATTCTAAAAAGCCTGATGTCTTTAGATGGCACGACAGCGGCGACGTTCAAGATCTAGATCATTTAAATAAAATATTTGAAGTCTGTAGATTAACACCGAGCAAGCGGCACTGGATGCCGACCCGGGAAGCATGGATCAAGGACCATATGAAGGACGCGCCTGAAAACTTAGTTGTAAGATTTAGCTCACCAATGATTGACCAGGGACCAGTGAAGAGCTGGGCCAATACGTCGACAGTCTCGACAAAATCTAGAACATGTCCAGCCCCTGACAACAACAACGAGTGCGGCAGCTGCAGAGCTTGCTGGGACCCGCTTGTCAAAAATATTGAATATGGTAAACACTAGCATGACACACGTTTTTAGACACCCAAAATTTTACAGAATCCCTAGGGATAAGGAAGAAGCACGGGCTCAGCTCAAGGTACCTTCTTCTAATTCGGATCAGGCCATTAGCTTAGAAGCTCACGACGGTGAGCGCGAGCGTGCGCCGGATCCGGGCCAAAGCATCAAGCCTCAAGCGCCAAGCAGCAAGCTTCAAGCACCAAGCGTCAAGCTCAGAGAGAGTCAAGCATCAAGCGACAAGCGTCAAGCCCTTCGCTGCAAGCGTCAAGCTTAAACCCGCAAGCGTCAAGCTCCATGATTCGTGAACCACGGAAAAGTTTCACGGTACCCGGACCAAGGGCCTCTGCTATGATAAATGTATTGTGTGGGTGCTTCACATGGAAGGCAATTTGGTGTGGTGAGAACCTTATTTTATTCCCCTTGCATACCTTTAATTCTACAGTGAAAAAGTGGCCAGAATTATTATAGCCCAATAGATCGGGAGTACCAAGTAAGCTATTATTTTCAAGTCTATTCCACGATATTTCAGGTATATATTTTTTAACTTTTGCATATAATTTTTGTTCTGGTTTCAAGGGAAGTTAGTAGTCCCGTTGAAGCTTTTCAGGTAAGATAAGACTCGATGGTTTTTCGGTTTTCATTACCAATCTGTGTGCACTATGACCTGGTTGACCAATGATAGGAGTAGCATTTTCATGTACTTCCATTCGTCTGATTGCGTGTAACTTTCCATTAATCTCTACATAGATTACGGCGTTCTTTACTGCGTCGCTACCTTTCGTAAAGTTGCTTAGATACAACTGCAAGTCTTGTACTCTCATGAATTTTTTCTTAACTTGATAGATTGATCCTCTATCACTTTTCTATAACCTTGCAAGAGATTTTTATTTTTTTCATTTTCAGATGCAATTTTTTTTAACTCAAAGATTTCTTGTCTCTGTGTTTCAATCAAAGTCTTATATCCTTCTATGATCTCTTGTAATTCGCTGGTTGTTTTATGTACTTTCATCTATTGACTTTATAGGATAGTTCCCTTAAAAAGTCAACATGGGTGTACCAAAAAGATTAACAGAAATGCAACAACGATTTGCTGAGTACTTAGTATTCGGTGGACCGGAAGGACCAATGACTAAACGTGAAGCTGCTATCGCTGCTGGGTACAGTAAAGATAGAGCAATGCGAGAAGGGTCAGAACTTACAAACCCAAGGAAGCAAACAGAGGAAAAGCAGCAGGACTATACATAGATAGGAAGATAATAAAAACAGGAAAACTAGAGGACCTATCAGAACAAGAATTAGAAGCAAAAATGAAACAGATAATAGACGATTACGGACAGTTAATAAATGTGACTCCATCTACAACTTCTGAATCTTCTTTACCCATTGACGAGGAATCATCGTCCGATCTCCAAAAGTAATTCCATCTTCATCTTTATCATAAGAAGCAAATAGTTTAATTGAATCTTTATCTTTAGAATACAACCAACCTTCATTAACTGGAAATGCTAATTTCATTTTATCAAAATCTTTTTCACTAGCCCAGGCAGAGTCACTTACGCAGTCGACCCACTCCACTCTAACCTTCTGAAAAGGTATATCCGGAGTTGTTTCAGTGATGATAGCTTTTCTTCTTTTCTTAGGCATACACCCTTTTTATACTTTCGACACTATAAGACAAATTTTTTCTACACTGCGCTTTTTTTATTTTTTCAAAAAAAGTGTCGACAAGGGGTGAAATTGACCTATAACCGTTGGTATCATTGAATAGTAGCTTCTACCCCTAGGTGTCGCAGAGGGGTCGCGGAGGGGTCGAAGGTGTCGACAAATTCCCTTAAATTTGTACATTTTTGACGCAGAAAACTTAGAATTGTTCTAAACAAGGCCAAAATTGTCGACACTTTCGACACCTTGTCGACCCCTGTTCGACACCTTGTTCGACACTTCATTATCTTATACTTATGTTGGTAGAAATTGCAATTCTTAGACGTTCTGAAACAACGTTTCTTACATAATGTTTCAATATAGATGGAAAGATGATTACGGTGTCTTCTTCTGTAGGAAACTGCCATTCTTCATGTAACCAACTATTATTGGTATTTTGTAAATCTAAAATATGATTTAAATTGTTCTTCCAAAAATCACTGTGTGTATAAGGACTTACAAATGTAGTAGATTTATGTTCTTTATCAAATTGTACGTAATGTATCATACTAAATTCACATTCTGAATGTATATGAGGTTTCATATATGTTTGTTCTTTAGATGCAGTGTAGTTAACAATTCTAAACGATATATTACCCTCTGATATAGGATATAAATTTTTTATATATTTTTGTAATACTTCTGCATAAGAATTATTTAAACTTGAATAATCTACTTTTTCAAACTTACTATTATTTTCATCATCATATGAATGGTGAATATCTGTTTGACCAAATCCCTTAGCCCAACGTTCTCTAATAGGTTGTTTGTTATAGTTACGTGTAATTGTATCTATAATATTTTTTTTATTATACGCTTCAGGTTTTATTGAACTTATTAAAATTGGAAAACCAAAACAGAAGAAAAAATTATAAGATAACTTTGTCATCTGCCTTATTGTCGCCATACTTTCGCTCATATTCCGCCTCAATCTGTATCATAAGGTCCGTGATCCCTGATTCGTCCATCTTCTTAACTTGATCCATGGCCCGTGATACAAGGTCCTTCTGGTATTTGATAGCCTTATTCCTGGTCTGTACCTCAACGATTCCCCATCTCGTCTGGTCCGTCATAGTAACCCCATTAAAAATACTGATACACATATTGTGGTAATTAACATTATATCTATAAACTCTTCTCCGTTATTCATAATATCCCTTTCTATTATATAACTTACTAATTAATTTATTTATACGTACATCCCTTTTACCTATTACTCCTACAGGATGTGTCTTCATTGATTGAAGTCTGTTTATCTTATCTAAATTATTTGGTCTTATCTTCCTCATACTTTCTATACTCCTCTATTAATTTCTCCGATGGGTGCCACACGTCAACAGCACAATGACACTCAGGACACGATAAATTACTAACTATATCATAGTCCTCGTTGTCTTCTGTGTCGTGATCACCACCCCATATTAACTCATGTCCACAGTGCCAACAGTTCATTTTGTAAAATCTTCTTCTTTCATCGGTGCTGTTCGTTCTTTCTCATCATGCATTAGGTCATGATACATGTCCAATCTCTTCAAAAACGCATGTTTCCAGCGTCTAAGTTCTGGTCCTTCTACCTTAAATTCTTGGTAATATAGGTCAGGCGTGCATACCATGATAACTCCTT